ACAAATGCAAATGGACAACGTTCCCATCAATGCTGGTATCAAAGTCTGCATAGACGTTGTCCGCGTCCGGAGTCACCCGTATTTGCGCCTTAGCCTGTCCACCTGTCAGGTCTACCGGCTCACCCTCGGCCGCATCGACAATCTCAAGGTCTAAAAAGAAATCGTCTCCCTCATAGATGGTCAGATTGACACACGCCGGCTGTACGGTTATCTCTTGGCAGGAGGAGGCTGCCGGCGTAATGAAGCTCCGTTCGATCTGGCTTAATCGATATGGTGTCAGCGTCATTGTTTCACCTTTCTAGCCCAATGAGCGATTTCCCAACCGAGCACACCCAAGCCGGCAGAGATGGCAGCGTTCACGGCATCCTCGGCAACCGTGATATCCCATACGCCGACTCCCTTGGTTATCAAGCCGGAAAGAAACGTTGCCACAAATACCCAAATAGCCACTCCAAGAGCGGAGATAACCTCACTGATCGTCGGTTTCTGACTCTGGCTCGTCATCGTTACCATCGCCGGTTTCTCGCTTTTCCTGCTCCGGATCATTTAGGGTTTCGTCATTGTCCGGAGGCTCATCAAACGTGGTCATTATCTACGACTCCTCGGTAGGTTGGACTCGATAGCGGCTAGACGCTGTTGAATATCGAGCACGCGGCTATCAATAAAGGCAAGCACATTGCCAACGATTGAGGGATTAGACCAATCCGGCGCGTTATTAGTCATTCGAGCTACGCTCCGGCTTTCGCCCCAGGCTCGGAACATTTCGTTCCTATCGACTCCCTGGCTGGTATCCGGATTGCCGGCCGGCAGTAATGCCGCCATGCGATTAGTCAATCTCAGGAAACGTCGGCTAAACGGAACGTCTCCCATCTCCTCATTGAGCACTTCTCTAACCACTCGCCTAAGGTCGGCCTCGGTTGCCATATCAAACCAACTCCCTCCGGACGCGCCAGGATTAAACCGGCCCTGTGAAATAAGAGCACGCAAATTATCGCCAGGGCATTGTGTCGGCACATTGGCCGAGTGGGGCACAGCCGGCCTAGCTGCCCCGATTCCCCAGTTGTTAATACGGTTGACAGCATCCCGCATGGCATCATGCATGATTGCCGGTTGATTCATATTCGGCCCCACCCAAGCGCATATACTCGGGAATCTGATATTGGCAGAGTTTGCCGCGCCATTGCTACTCACGCTCACCCTGGCTTGCCGACCTTCAAAGCAAAAACCGTGCATTCAAATACAGCAGATAAACGAATACATTAGGTCAGCATGGCCATTCGCTATATCTCGCTGTTGTTGAGCACGCACCTCCCCAGCACAATTCGAGTGGGCAGTTGCGCTGCCTCCTCCTCGCCAGTGAATCATGACGCCGGAGATCGGAGTTTGAAAAGGGCCAGGATTCCAGCGCATGGCTTGCGCATTCCAGCCTGCTCTACTAACAAAGCCTGTCATTGGCTCACCTCGCTATTACCCGTGGTGATCTCGCATGGTTGGTTGCATGGTCCCTCGCCGGTTTCACCTCCACACAAAACGGTTTCACCTTGGTTTAATTCGTAGTCTCCTGGCTTTGGGATGCCATGCTGGTCACAGTTCGGATTGACGCACGTTGCGATAAAGACTGACTCACTCATTGGTTACACTCCGATTGCCACATAGCTAACGCGGAATGACGCATTCCGCACCATCTCCTCACCCTGTCGAGCCATCACATACGCTGCCAACGTGGTGTTAGTGCAGTTGGCAGCCTCTAATCCGATAATTCGCACACCTCGGCCGACCATGGCCGATCCAGTGCCCGAGGTGCCTGAAGAGTCGGCGTCGTTAAGTGCCACGCCAGGTACCGTGCCAACGGCAAACTGTGTCGGATACTGATAGAGAAACCGGCCGGTAGAACCCGTGGTGATAGCCACAATCCCGCTCTGCATTCGCCGGAGCATGGCCGCGCCACGCGCATCGGTCAGGATCGGCGCGTTAGAGCCCGCGTTATACCTCACCTGCCAGAGCGGAATTGCACCAGCCGGCGTGGCCGGTACGGCCGGCGTAGAGGCTGCCACGCCGGCGATGGCATAGATGCTGCCTGACTGGTTCGCTCCGCCGATCTCAGCGTCATAGACCCGAGCAACGACTAGATCAATCCGGGGCATCGTGGCATGTGCCGGCGAAAAGGTGACCGATGCATTGCCGTCATTAACCAGCAGGTAAATGTTGTTACCCCACGGGATGAAAGCTGCCCCTCGGGAGACATTGCCGGCAGTCGCACCCGCCATTGTCAGCATGAGATCGGCCGAAGATCGCACCCCATAAGCCGAGCCGATGCCGCCACCTGTGCCGTTCGGCAAGAGAGCGGCAATCATTGCCCTGTCATCAACGGCGTTATATTCCTCGGATTGTACGAATAGCTGCCGTATGGTCATTGTTGCTCCCTTTCGGCATGCTCTAGGTAATAAATGGTCAGACTGCCTAACGCTGCGATTTCCTCAGGAGGCGGAGTCGGATCGGGAACGTTGACATTCCGCCGACGTGAGGCCTCTAGCTGCCGGCGTAATGCTCCTAGTTCACGCGCAAAAAATCGGCTGTTAGGAGGTTTGGGATAGATGGGCAATTGGTGTCACCACCTCGGCATCGGTCAGGTTTAGCGAAATCGTCTCTCCCTCGGCTTCCGAGGTGTAGACAGTCCAGCCAGTCACCCTCGTCCTAGCTACCAAGCCAGGGAAACCTCGGATCGGATCGGCAGGAAATCGGTAAGGGTCGGTAATGCGTATCTGGATAACGTCACCCAAGCCAGGAATCTCATATCCCTCTAGCAGTCGCAACGTCATCTCGGCCGAGTGCCGATTGCCGGCCGAGGCTTTTACGTTGGCAGAGGCATAGCCGGCGAGGGTTCGCACGTCGATTACTCCCTGATGCTGCGAGGCATCCTCTAGTAATGGCACGCCGGCTTGCCACTCTGCCGAAATCTGCGCATCTCTGATCGGAGGTACGGCATCCTCGGCCGCATTCTCGGGTAAGTCACCAATAGCCGACCAAAAGTTAGCGCTATTGCCTCCGTCATCGGGCCAGGAGTAATTACGGGCATCGCCCGGAAATTCCCAAACGGAATTACGAGTGACACCTAACGGAGTGCCGCACTCTAGATACCACTGTGGCCGATCCGCTCCCTGTGCCCACCCTGGCGCAATAGTGAAATCCGGCCCATCAATTACCTCGGATAATTGCTGCATTCGCTCGAAATAGGTAGCTCGCTCATGCCAAAAATAGGTTCTATCCCTGGCCTGGCCGGAGCTCGGGAACGATGCCGGTACGCTGATACCGATATTGCCATACGCTATCGATTGCGCATGATTAACCAACCGTCTAATGATTTCGTGCTGATCGACACTAGGGTTTCGATAGTCAAGTGTTGACCTGATACGCCGGCGAGAGAAATAAGACTCAGGAGTGGAGGAGGAAAGCTCTAAGTTATTGTCTCCCGAGCGATACCGGCGAGTCCAGATAATCCCTCCCCATACCACTGCTAAATCTCGGATAATCCAGAGTGCCGTACGCCTCGGCTCAGTTGCCGCGATCGGATCGGTTAGCCGGCGAATGCTTTCGTCGGACAGGTCGAGTGTGCCACTACAATCAGAGGAGTTAGACAATTGTCGGCCATAGGAATTGAGATTGTAGGCAATGGCATCAGAGATGACTCGGCCAGTCATAATGTCCGTCAGCAAAAACCGATAGTCAGGCATGATTACCACCAACCATCGGCAAAAAACATCGTCAGGCTGCCGGAATTACTTGATGAGCGGTATTGAATATCATTCACGCCAGGATGCAAATCGAACCAGGCAGAATCATTGGTTAGCGTGTACCGGCGAGACTCTAAGTTATTCAGAATGACACTGTGCGCGTCGGCATCAACGTCTAACATGTCACCAGCCTGTAAGACAATCCCAAAAGCTAACCGTCGATTCTGATCGGCAGCATAAATTATCGGATTGGTTACCGGCCCCTCAATACGGAAGCGTGGCCTTACCGGAGCATTGCCCATCAATTCCGTTTGGATATTGCCCGATGCTGACAATGGCCCGTAACGACGGAAAGCACCATCTCTCGAACCAGGATCGCCCGGAATCATATCCGCAGTCGGCCTCGGGTAATGCCGGCCAGAGCCAGCCTCGGCCGCACCTGTGGCAACCTGTCGGGAGTCGGATTGTTTTACCGGCCAAGGCGCGAGCAATTCAATCTCTACTCGTAAAGCACTCGGAGTGATATACGTTGCCGTCATTCCACTAGTCGTTGTGCGAACCTTTAACCACTTAGCAACGTCTAGCTCATTGACCGTTAGTAGTGCCATCTCTCGCAGACAGAGCCAGTGTTGCTTTCGGAGGTTATGCAATGCCTCTTGCAACTGCTCACGGTTTGGAGCGAGGAGCACGCCGGTAAGATTCAACTGCCGCGCCAAATACCAACCTCGGCCAGAAAAAGTGCCGTAATCAAAAGGTCGGTCTATCGATGTTGGATTAGCCGGAGGCAAGCCGGCCCAACCGTCTAGATTCTCACAAATGAATTCAACGCCGGTACCTTGATCGAGCAGTTGCCAGCCGATCTCGCCCCATATCACGGTAGGAGTCCACAGTGGAGCGCTCATGGCGTCACCCCATAGAACGTGGCATTGGCTACGGCTGTGGCTACCGGCTGTGAGTCAATCTCTACCGTCGTGCCAGTGGCCAGTAGTCGCACAATCTTTCGGAGAAGCTCTACTTCCTCGCCGGTACGCTCGAAACGGCTGCCTACGGCTTCCCATTGGCCAGGAGAGAGCACGGCTTCTGGCCGGCCAGTGTTATTGACTACCAGGCTCCGGCCAGGAGGCAGCCAGCCTCCCTCGTCATACCAACGGTAGCCACCTCCGGCTCTCAGCGAGACAATGCCTGGCACGCTCATCAGCGAGCCGTAACGTTTGATCGCATAGTTGATGCCGGCAGCAATATTGGCCAACGGATCGAGGATATTTTTCGTTGTGCCAGGTACCCAGTTGGAGAAGAAAGTCGGAGGGATTACTTGCATCAAGCCTTGGCTCGGTATGCCATTCCTCGCGTTGATATCCCAGTTGTTAATCGCCCGAGGATTGCCACCTGACTCGTGTTTAATGATGGTCAGGGCAGCGCCGATTAGCTGGCCGGTAGCCGGCAGTTTCAGCAAGCCGAGAGCACTGGCAACGTACCTGGCCCACCTGTCAACGTTGGCATCTCCGGTACCCTTGAAATTGCCCGGTACCCTGCCGCCACCCTCCTCGACTAGTCGCCTGGCCCAGTGATTCTCATTCCAGATTTTGGCTTTCTTAACCACGTCGCCAGGCTCCGGAGCGTGGATAATCATATTGCCACCCATAGACAATCCAACGTGATGTGGAAAGCCCTTAGTAGCACCAAAGAAAACCATATCCGATGGCACAACTTTACCCATCGGAATCTCTCGGCCCTTTTTGGTCTGGTAATAGGTGGTCGGCCCAGGGTCGGGAGCGCCGGCCTGTTTGTAGCAGTATTGGACTAGACCCGAGCAGTCGAAAGCGTTAGGACCGCGCATGGCATAGACATATGGTTTGCCCAATTGCTGCTCGGCAATTTCCATGATTCTCGCTGCCACGCCGGCCCCATACCATCCCTCGGGCACCTCCATTCCCTCATCAGACTTGCCCTTGATAAACGCGATTGTTTTCTCGATTGCGTTTAATCCGAACTTGGCGAGGGAAACCCAAAAGAGATCAGGAGGTATCGGCTTATCCGCATACGGCTTAATAAGGTCAACGATCGGCTTTGTGCCTAGCTCGAATGCCTTGGCCGCGCCGGCCCTGATTAGGCCTCCGATCGGAGAGAGAATCTCATCCTTAGTGAAATCCCAAAGAGCCTTAGCGCCGCCTCTGGCAAATCCCCAAGCTCTCGTAATAATGTTGTCATGAGGAGCAAAGCCAATCGGACCACCCTCGGCATACCTCGGCAGCCGGCTAAGCACACCGTAACCAATGGCTTTCGCCTGCCGTTTGGTAAGCACCCACTCGCCAGGCTCAGCCATAATCGGCTGTCTGTCGCCACCTCCCCAACCTCCTGGCACTCGGCCACCTGTAGCGAACTTTGGCCAGCCAGACGTATCAATAGGTTTAATTTCTAGACCGATTTTGGAAAGTAAATGATTTGCACCACGAATAAGCGGATTGATCAACTTCTCTACGACAAAGACCACCGGAGTACCGACGATTTTCTTGATCTTGTCCCAGGCAGTTTCCAAAGCGCCGATTACGGTATCCCAAACAGACTTGACTTTTCCGGGCGCGTCTCGGAGAGCTTCAAAAACCGGCCGAATTACTCGCTCCCATACCCACTTTATCGAATCTCCGAGTTTATCCCAAATTGGCTTTACCACGTTATTGTAAAGCCAACTCATCTTATCGCCGACCCACTGCACTCCTTGCTTTATGAAATTAAAGACTGGCTGGATTATGTTGTTCCAAGCGAATCGTATTGCCGCCGAAATGAAATTCCAGACTGGCTTGATTATGTTATTCCACAGCCAACTAAATATCGAGCCGACTAGCCGGACGTAAAACATGATGGCATTAAAGATTGGCAGAATTATGTTGCGCCAGGCAAAAGCTATTGCCGACTGGATAAATCGCCAGACAGGTTGGATTATCGAGCTCCACAGCCAGGAAAATACCGAGCCGACAAAACGCACGGCTGCCATAATTGCATTAAAGATCGGCTTGATTATAGAATTCCAAGCAAACGATATAGCTCGCTGGATTGCCGGCCAAACAACGTCGACAACCAGTACGTAAAGGCCGATAAATGCGGCAACGACCAGCAGGATATAGGTGCGGATAATCCAGAAGATAGGCTTCATTATTGCCCAGGCAATTTGGAACGCGATTTGTATTGCCTGCCAAACTGGCTGGATTACGTTTTCGTTCAGCCACTTGAAGGTGTCACCTATTGCGCGAATGGCCGTCATTATCGCGTCGCTGACTGGCTTAACTACTGAGTTATAGAGCCAATTCCAAGCTACCTGAAATGCACGCACAACGGCGCGCACGGCAACCATTACCGCGTCAAAGGCAGGCTTTAATCCGTTGTCCCAAATCATCTTGCCGAGCCAGGTAAAGAATCGAGCTATTTGCCGCCAATATTTGATGACGAGAGCTACCGCTACAGCTATCGCAACTATTGCAGAAATGATCGGGAATAGCGTGACCGCCGCTGCCACATTGAATAGGACAATGGCAGCCGCAAGGCCAAGGAATAGATACGTCACGGGTTTAATAACCGGCGTCAAAACCTTGAGGATGATTGTTGCCAATTCCAGCAACGGACCAAGGACGGGAACAATGGCTTTGACCAGCAAAACAAAGGTATCGATGAGTACCGGCAGGACAGGCATCATTGCGCCAACGAAGGCGATCACCAGTTCTCCTAGTGGCGGCAACAATGGCGCAATCGCCTTAAGCAAATCCACGAACGCAGTGACAATCAATGGCACCAACGGAGCCACCGTCTTTAATGCGTCACCCAGGAACGTTCCTAGGGCCATGGCGATATCCGCTAGCACAGGTCCCAAATCGCGGAACACTGGCACCAATTGGTCGGCCAAATCTCGAATGATTGGTGCAAAGACTTTAAGCACTTCTTGCAGCGCTGGAATAAATGAGCGCATCAAATCGCCGGCTATGCCGATAAATACCGGCAGGAGCGGTTTGATTTCTCGGAGAATATCTCCAAACATCGAACGAAGCTCGGGTGACAGTGCGACCAATGCGCCAAAGCCGATCAGTACAGGGTTAATACTGCCGGCGAGTGCTCCGATGCCAGGTACGCCGGCTAATAAGTTCTTACCGGCGAACGCTGCCAAGCCGGTACCAATGGCAGTGACTACCGGAGCCATCTCTTGAAAGTCACCGTTGATATCTTGCAGCATCCTCGGATTGAAAGCCTTAAAGAGTTTGCCGAGGTTGGTTGCTGCCTTGCCGACTGGCTCAATCATGGTTTCGATAGCCGCGCCGATATCCTTGATGACAGGATGTAATTTGCCTCCTGGCTCTAATGCCTTGGTTATTTCTTTGGTCAAGTCATAGATCGGTTTAATTGCTCGGCCCAGCGAGGGTGTGAATTGCTGGCCAACGGCTACGGCAGCGTCATTAAAGAGCCTAGGAAATGATCTTAGTATTTTCCCTGGCTGTTCCATTGCGGCCTCGTAAGTGCCCGCAATAGTGCCACCCTGCTCTAATACCTCATTAAGAAATGCTTGTTGCTTTTGCGCTGCCGTCATTGATGAGGCAGCGATATTATTTGCCTTGGCATATTTAGTGTAAGCCGTATTGGCATCAACCATGATGCCCAATTGCCGGAGCACAATTGGTGACATCGTTTGGATACCGTGCATCAATCGGTCGGTTGCCTCGGTAGAATTTACCTGTGCGATTACAGCAGCATCCTGTGCCACTCGGGCAAGTTTTGACGCATCGGCCATATTGAGATTTGCCCTAGCAAAGTCCAAGGCGAGGCCCTGTGCCGATGCCATTTCAATACCCTGTGCTTTAACGGCTCTTGCCGTTTGTCGCATCAACGGGTAGCCGACGCCGGAAGATTTGCCTACGGCTTGCATCGCCACGTCTAGCTCGTCAACTCGCATGGCCGCATTGGCACTGACAATGCCAAACGTGGCCACGCCGGCCGCAGCCGCACCACCTATATTCGCGGCAGTACGGCCAGCCTGTAGGAGCCCCTTACCGAGTGAAGTGGCAATCTGGCCTCCCACCTTGACGGCATACTGTGCACTCTTTTGGAGGCCCTTACCGATATTGGTAGAGATGCGTTGGCCAATGTCCGAAGTGGAGCTTTGCACGGAGTCAGTAATCGTTTTGCCGAGTTTATTGCCGGTATCCTTGCCAACCTTAGGCATCGACTTATTAAGCGTGTCTCGGATCGGCTTATGGAACTGGTCAAAACTCGGCTGGATTTGCACCCAGGCTTGACCAACGAAACCACTAGCCACGACGTACTCCCGACGCTGCCAGACTTAATGCCTTACCGAAGTCAGTCCAAGCCGTTTTACCGTTGCTCTTTATCGGCTGGCCTGGCCTCCACACTGGCTCCGGCTTTCTCGCTTGTTTTGCTCCATTCACCTTGGCAGTTACATAGGTCAACTCTCGGATAGCATCAATCACGTTGGCTAATAGATATGCCTCCACTGTCCAACTGCCGGCATGCTCGGTTTCAGGCCAGAAGCCGGCCGGCAAATTCTCCAATGCCAACGCGATACGCCTAGGCGTAACGGCCGAATCCAGAACGTCGATATTGAATGCGCGTAGTAAAGCTAATTCGACTGACGGATCGAACCGAGACCGGGCAGCCGTTGCGAGGGCTGCCCCGTCTCGAAACCCGACCACTTACTTAACGCTTCAAACAACGCTTCAAACTCGCCAAAAGTCCAGCGGTACTTCTGGAATAGCTCGGCACCCTCTGGCCCCACCAATTCCTCAATACCGCCGACGATATCGCCCTGGCCTATTTTGCTTTGCGCCTCGATTGGCCATTCACGGATAGCCGGAATCATTATTTCCTCGGCATGCTCGGTACCGTCGTCATCTTTGGCGATACCGAGCTTTACTGGAAATGTTTCTTTAATCGCTTCCGCATGTGCCGCTCGATAAGCCGAGAGGTCGAAACCATCACCCATTACCCTGTCACCCTCTGCGTACGGCTATGCGGAGGAGGAGCGCCAGGGTTAGACGGGTGAACCGTCTCGGAAACCGTTACGGGTACGTCTCCGCCAAAGCCAGTCATGCCTCCGGCCGAGGGGATATGGCCCATGACTTGCACCAGGACCAAATCTGTCTCTAGGACCGTGAACGTCACATCGAGCAGAGCGGCTGCCGACCGTTGGAACTGCATATCGCCGGCAGCCGAAAGCTGCACCCTCGGCAGGACATATCGGACTACGTTATCTCCGTCCCTCACATCAACGCCGATGGCATGACGCCGGCCAGCCTGGTCAGACCTCACGGAGAAGCTAAATGTGCCGTCAGCGCCGATCGTAGGCGTGTCTACGTCCCAATACAGAGCAAGGTTGGTCGCATTCCACTGCATTAGCTGGAAAGCACAGGTTACTGTCCGACCTGTAATTAATGTCCGAAGTGCACCCAATGCCTGCCAAGCGTTGATATCCTCGGTATCCGTACTGTTTGCGAGTGTCACGCCGTCTGTGGTGGCGTAGCCCAAACTCGTCCAACCGGCCGGCCAATCAACGTCAGCATCGGCCGGCCCGGTGGTTTGCGCATCGGCCAGCCAGATACCAGGACCGTTAGCAGTGCCAACAACTAATTGATCGGAGTCTAAGCCGGTATCGGTAGTGGTTTGCGTCATCTCGGGAGCCTCCTCAATATCGACGCAAATTGTTTACGGTGTCTTGCCTCGGCTACGACGTGAGCGCCGGACGGCCGAGCCTCTAGCGGCAGCGAAACGCTGTGCCGCATTCCTTGAGTCTTTCCTAGCAATAATCCTCCCTGTGTTGCGATTAACGACGGCCCAATTACCGAGATCAGAGGATTTCGTTGGCTTGTGAGTTACTCGGAAGCGCTTAGGTGATTCAGTCGCCACTCTTGCCTCCCTAAGACTGGCTCCGGCAATTGCGTGACATCCTCAAACTCCGGAGCGAATTGATGAATCGTGAGCACTACGGCCATAGTTGCTCGATTGATTCCCTGTGCTGTCGAATCATCTTGGTCGGTAAGCAAGCCAGACTCGTCATCGACGGCATTAACAACAAATTGCGTACCGTCCCGCATACGAATCTTGCTGCCCTCAAGGGAATGCATAAGAGCCACGGCATCGGTTAGTAAGGTAATTGCCTGTTGTCGGCGTACTGCGTAAGCGTCCAAGTCAATCCTCGGCCTATCAACCGAGCCAGCCGGCCAATCCTGATAGCCTCCGGCCCTGCCGATAACCAATGCCGGCAGCCGATCGGGGCCAGGGAAACCAGAATCGATACGAACGCCGGTTTCAGCAAAAGCCTCGGCATAGACGCCATGCAAAGCCAGGTCAATATCAGCCATCGGCCTAACGCTAGAAATCACATAGCGCTGCATTAGCCTGTCCGCTCTACCTCACGACGCAAACGGTCGTAACGTCTGGCCTGTCGTCTGATCTCGTCAAGAGCTCGGCCCAATGGAGCGAGCCTCGGCATATTTCCCGAGCCGTACTCCTGTGCTTTAGCACTGTCGGCTGTATTCCAGATATCGACTGCCCAGCGTTTCAAACCACTCACGCCAGGAGTGATGAGAGTTTGGATTCTGATGGTTGACCCACCGTATCTGGCATATTGCCGAGCGACTGACGCGCCGGCATTGCCAACGTTATCCATTATCTGACGCATATCGTTGGACACAGCAATGCGTGCCACTGCCGAATCCCTTTTGACGTTGGCCTCATACCTGATACGGCGTGCCATCACAAGCCATCGATTCTGCGCAGCGATACTTCTAGGTGGTGCTCGGTTTCATTCCATGGCTCACGTAGCCGGCGAGGTGGTCCCATCACCTGATAGACAAAGCCTGTGGACTCGGCAATTACTCGATCTCGGCCGGTAATGGTGACATCCGGAGGTAAAAACAATTTCATATCGCCACGTTGCTCGTCTCGGCCAACTAGCGTCTCATCCTCACCGGAGGGCTGGAATCGGCCAACCGACTCGATAGCCTCGGCCTCATCCCAATTGGGAATATCTCTGCCGTACTCGTCATCTTCTCTCGGAGCCTCAAGAATTGTTAAAGGCTCCGTTAGTGTGCGAGTAAGCCATTCCCTCATCGCCGGCCACGTCTCCAAGTGGGCGAGTAGATATCAAGCGCCGGATCGGGATACACAGGTCGCATATTCCAAGGTGGGAATTCGCCCGGAGCGTAGCCGTCCCGATTAACCCAAGCACCATAGAGCGACGGCTCATTGTCAAACTCGCCGGCCGGCATCGTGTCAACGGTAAATGCCGTCTGCGGACCATAGCCCTCTAGTAATGCTCGGTCAGCATCGGAAAGGTATAAGCCAGCCTGCTCGAAATAGCTAATGGCAGTGTCGCCAACCTGCTCACGATTGACACCGGCCGGCGTAGACAGTGCTCGAATTACCATGCGCGAAACTACTAATTGGACCACGCCGAGGGCATTAGTGTCATTGTCAATCCAGTCCGATACCCATGGAAACTCGGCCCGGATTATTGTCTCGGCATCGTCAATCCATGTTTGAAGGAGGGCATCATTTAATGGCGCGCCTGGCCAACGATTCCTAATGTCCTCTGGCGTAGTCCAACTCATTGTTACCTCGGAGCTTGCTTAACAGGAGCGGCTTTCGCGGCTACCTTTTGCGCGCTCGATCCGGATGCCCCACTAGCGCCGAACGTAAAGGGCTCTAGTGCACCAAACGGAGCTCGGTCGGTAATGTTGCCGTCAAGGTCCAACTTCCGACCTGGCCGAATCGCCCATGCCACGCGCATAACAGCGCGCATTGCTCTTGCATCCTGTTGCATGAGGTTAACAACGATTGCGCCACTCTCATCGGTAATGACTCCCTCGCTAAACATATCGAAAGTCAAATCCTGACGGATGCCGAGCATGGCATTATTCCAGTTGCCGACCAATGCCGATGCCTTACTGTCATCCCAAGCACCCTCAAGGGCAGCAACCGAGCGAATGCCGAAAAGGTTAATTCCTGCCGGCCCCCGAGGATCGAACCACAGCGCATCTCTATTCTGCGAGGCAACTGCAAACGGGAACGTTCCCTCACTGGCAATGCCGTTGATACCAGGAATAGAAGCGAGCAATTGCAGCATGCCATCGGTCAAGTCAGTTGATGGCACTACCTGGCCGGCAGCGTCGGCAACCTCCCAAACCGAGTCACCCATTGTGGCTGGCCGATCGATTCCCCACAGGAACGATTGATCGAGCTTACGTGCAAATGCTGCCGTCAATTCAGACCGGGCATAATTCCAAAGATTGATCTCGGCATCATCAACGTAAGCATTAGGAATAACAATAAGGGCTGCGATTTCCTCAACCACGAAATCCAAATCTCTAAGCCCAAACCGAGTGAGTTTCTTGAGGCCCAAATCGTTAGGCTGGCCCTCTTGTGCAGCCCTGACCCAATATGCCCTAGCGATTTCTCCGGGCACGGTCATTCTGCCGACTCGGCTTGACAGTGGCACGTTTCGTGCGAGTGCTCGCACGACGCTTTGATTTGGGAGGTCACCTAGAATGTCATTAACAACTTGTACCGGAATAAACCTGTCGGGATAAGTTCGCTCGAAAGGCTCCGGCAAAAGAATCGGGTTTTGGTTCCCGTTTCCGTTCCCACCTGTGGCCACGTTGGCTCCTCATTTATCGGAGCCAAGGCGGCTCCGGCTCTAATGTCGTTGTTTGAGTGCTCCGCGTAGCCAAGCGTCCGGATCAATCTCGGCTTGCTGGCCATTGCGACCCTGGCCCTTATCGGGCTGCATTACTTGCGGACCTGGCCTCTGCTCGCCGGCAGCTTGGATACGCGCTAGCAATCTCTCGGCGGAATTTTCTAATTCCTCACGAGTGGTACCCGTTAGGAAAGCCGCATCGGATGCTTGTAAGCCAGGGAAGCCGGCTGCCACCTCATAACGCAAGAGTGAGGCTTTAGCATCGTCTCGCTCTTTGGCCGCTCGGGTAGCGAGGTCAGTCGCTCGCTGTACCTCAGTTTTTACCGAATCCTCTAACTCATCAAGCCGTTGCGCTTTGGGCTGTAAATCCGAGATCGTCCTACGGTATCGCTCGATTTGAGACATGCGAGCTTCACGCTCATCGTGTAGAGCCTTACGCGATTCCTCGGGAAGCCCAGCAATCAAATCATCAATACTTGGCCGATGAGATTGCCCTTTAGATTTATCGTCCGGCCTCGGGCCATCCGGAGTCTGGTCACTCATACCTAGAGCCTTTCCTCTCGGCCCTAGTTGTAACTAGCTAGGGCAAAAAATAGCATGGATGAATTGTTTAGCCAATAGGTGGCATTTCGGTTGCCGGCAGTCCAGCCGGCCACTGGCCAGCCTGACTAGCGGCAGCCGTGGCCAACTGTGCGGCAGCTAGTGTTGCCTCCTGTGCTTGCCTCTCAGCCTCGCCGGCTGCCCATTGTGCGAGATGAGCTCGGTCGGCATCGGAGATGCCAGCCATTCGCCAGGTCACATCGTCGGCTGCCGGTAATGTGCCACTACTTACCAGTTTGTAGACGGCATCGGCAGCCGCGCCAATTGTGGGGATTGAGGAGTCGGCCCATACGGTTCGGATAGGAGGTACGTCGGCAACAGCCACACCATCTCGAATGGCAATAGCCAAGCGCAACATCGGATTCCAGCCGGCTCCCGCGAATCCTCGCTTACGTCTATCCGTCCGTTTCAGAAGCCGACCCTCGCCTCGTCTAATGGCGTCGCCACTGGCCGGATTGTCTTGGATAAATCCGAGGTAATGCACGGGTATTGCTGCCTCAGCCGCAATCATTTGGGAGAGCACCTGTAACTGTCCAATGTAGGGCTGTGGACTGCTCGCCGGAAATTGGCCGGCCTCCGGTATGTTTCCCTGCTCGTCTCGACTCGCTGCCCACACTCGGCCCATCACAGCTTCCCACCCCGTTATCTGCGTGCCGTCCGGCCTCCGGAATGCGCTTTCTTTGGCTCCGAGCAGATAACGTTGCGGGGACGAATAGAATTCTCGGTTTACTTCCATGCCAACGATAGTGCGGACGCCGGCATCGGTCAGCGAGATAATCGGCCTCGTTATCTCCGAACGTCCGAACGGTTGTAAGGCCGAGGGCCGATTAATCAATGGGAAAATCGGCACCCTGCCGAGGTTGTGAATATCTCGACTGTCTACAAGCCAGCCGGCTTGGCCCCGATAACATTGCACGGTTTCATAGGGCAGATAAAGCGTGGCTTCCATTGGCTGGCCATTGTCCGACACAAAGTTAGCGCCGGCTACTGCTCGCCTCACCCTTGCATCCCAAGCAATCGTAGTGGTGTACGGAGATTGTACGGTAATCAACGGGTCTGGCTCATCGTCCCTGCCTCGGCCCACAGTGAGAAAAGAAATGCCACACACCATAGCTGGCACGTGAGCTTCACTGGCTGCCGTTTCTAATTGATTCTCTGTCCAAATATCCTCCCACTCGACATCACTGCCATTGGCCGCTCGGAAAGAATCAATCTCTAATCTCTCGTCTAGGACATCGATAACCATCCCTGGCCAACCAACGACGGTATCCAAACCGCGCAAGGTGGGAGGGATGGCAATCCGCAAATCTCGCAACGAATGATGAGCTTCATAATAGGTGAATTTAATATCGTTGTGCTGGCCCACGGCTTGCAGTTGCTCATACAAAGCGTCAAGGATTGCTCCCTCATCACCCGTGACTAACTCGGCAAGCACTCGCTCTTGGGCTGGTTCTAACATCGCTGGATTAGTCATTTTGGGTCACCGTATGTTGAATAGTCGTAACGACTAATGAATACCGCGTTTGGTCAAGCCACAATTCCGTCCCATTGATTTCGTCGCGCAATAGTTCGCCAATTTCCTCAAGACTAAGAGGAGGGCCGCTCATCTTCTCTATTGAAATATTTACTCTCAATACTCCATTCATAGCACCATCACATTTCCTGTCCAGTCAGCCGGAGGAGTGATATGCCGGCAGGCTCGATCGAGCGCCATAATGCCGGCTACAATGCCGTCTATTTTCTCTGCGCTTTTATCCTTGCTCGGCCGAAGATGGCCGGCAGGGTCAGTGGAAACCACGAGATTTGAGGCTTGCCAATCGGCTACCGGATTATTGCCATGGCGATATGCCTTGCTGCCGACCAAGCGCAAGAGCTCGGTTGTGCCATTGCTCATGCCGGTATAGCCCTGGCTTATCTGGATAAGGTTAAAGCCATCCTCGGTCAATTCGTTAGCCAGCATCGCACTGCCCCATACATCAAAGCCAACCTCTAGGATGTCGTACCGAGCGGCATCGGCTATCAAAGCCGAACGAATTGCCCGATGGTCGATGGCATCGCCAGGAGTGATGGTTAGCAAGCCCTGGCTGGCCCATACGGACGCTCGCCGGCCAGTGCGTCTGTCAAGGTCAGGCAGCTTGGCTTCCGGAGCGAAATGCCGCCACAGGATGTCATGGCCATTGTCATCGTCGGGAAAGTCGAGCACGTAGGCTGCCAAATCCTGTGTCGATGCCAAGTCCATTCCGGCATAACAGGATCGGCCCTCTAGACTCCGCTCAATGGCCGGAGCATTCTGCCAGGTCACCATATTGATTGCTCGGCCCACCTGCCGAGTCGGCTGGTTAAGTCGATACTGCCGAAAGGCTCGCTCGCCGGCCGGATTGCCAAGAGCGGATCGGCACTCGCTCTGTAAGGTCCGCATCTCTAGGAAATCACCTAACGCCGGATTAGCTTTTCGCCAGATTTCCGGATTAGTCCAATCCTCCTCGGCTTTCGTTGTGTAAATTACCGGCAGCCTGTCCGGCTCTAACTCCGGATCGGCCTTGACCTTGAGAGACCATTCTCGCTCGGTAGCCGCAAAGCCGGCAGGGTCATTCTCAGCAGTCGTTGCGAGCAATAAGAGCGGCTGTGCTCGGGCACCAAAGCCGGTACGGATAGCGTCGTATAACTCTCGGTCAGGTTGGGTTAAAAGCTCATCAATATAAGCACCACTCGGGTCAAAACCCAACGCGCCAGGGGCATCACCGGCAACCGTCGTGTAAAAGCTGCCTGTCGATTCATCAATGATTCGGGCAGTGGAGGGCACGACTGTTAATCGCTTGGCCAGGGGTCTTGAAAGTCGGACCATTTGCCTTGCCACTCGATATACGAGGCCGGCTTGATCACGGTCCAAAGCGAGACCATATAGCTCGGCTCCTTGCTCCCCATCGGCGCACAGGAGATACAGAATAATGCCGGCGAGTAACTCAGTTTTGCCGTTTTTTCGGGCAATGAAAAGGTATAAGATAC